AGACGGCGCAGCGGAGCTTGCGGACGACCTTCGATTTATCCGGCGGCTTCGTCATGTCCGCCCCCTGTGGTTCTTGAGCCCGAAGAAGACCCAGCCGTTCCAGCGCGTACCGGTGATCGCGCGGGCGATTGCCGACAGCGACTTGTAGGGCCGCCCCTGCCACTCGAAGCCGTCGGCGGTGACGGTGACGATCTGCTCGACGCCCTGCCATTCTCGCAGCAGCCGCGTGCCGGTAATCGGGCGGTCGCGATCGGCGCGGATGCTCCGCTTCGCCCGGTCGCCGCCATCCAGTTCTTCGCCCAGCCGTTCCAGCCGCCGGATCGTCTCCGGCTTCAGCCCGCCATAGGCCAGTTCCTGGATGCGGTAGGCGATACGGCTTTCAAGGTAGCGGCGGTTGAACGGCGGCGGCTCACTGTCGAACAGGTCGCGCCACTGTTTCTTCAGGTCGGGCGTCGGCGTGGTCTTGAGCGCGGCCAGGCGCGCGGGGATCGGATCGGGCTTGTTCATGCATTTCTCCGGTGAGTTGGAGTTGCATGACGGCATTGGTCGGGCGGATAGTGTAGGCAACGTTCTCCAGCATCGTCAGTTACTTCGCCCCCATCCCGCATGCGCAATCGAACCAGCCCAAGCGCCAGCAGACCGCACAGCTCGTCACGGCGCTCTGCGGGCGTCATCTGGTCCGGCGGCAGTGGATTGGGGCGTTTCATGTCTCGGTGGCCGTGATCGGTGGTGCTGCTACCGATCAAAAGCCACCTGGCGGCTGCCGACGGGACAGCCCCATGTCGGAGCAGGAGAAAATCTATTGATGGGCGAGTGCCCCTGCGGGATGCTGCGCTTATAGTTGCCTTGGAGTCTTTAGCGAGAGGAAGTGATGCCCCCGTCATCGAAACGTAGCTTGCGGTCCCTTCAGACAGTAATTGAGAACGCATCACCCGAATCTCTTCGGGGTTTCTTTTTTCAGGACGATGAGAATTTCGTTGCGATTGCCTCTGAGATCGCTGAACCCTTCAAGCCCCTCGAAGAAGAAGACAACGAAGAGAACCGAAATGCGGTGATCGCAGCGATCAACGACATGAAACCGGAGGTGACGCTTCCTGTCGAAATCGAGGCGCAACGCGTATTGCTTCTGACGAACGGAAAAGGCCCGTCCGCTCTCAAGGTGATTGCCGAAGAGGAACTCTCCAACGAGGAGTACGAAGCTGCGTTTGCTCAGCTTGGCGAGTTGGCCGTCGCACTACACGTTCACGCTCATCATCGTCGTGCATTCGATGACGCCGTGAGTTTCCGCAATGCCCGCCTGTGGCGAGATGGAAAGCTGTATAGCGCATTCGATGTCGATCTCGAGCACCCAAAGCCGGTGGACGCAAACGCTATACCCAAGGAGAAGCTCCTCGCTGCTGTGCGGTTGCGCCTCAAGCTTTCCGTAGATTGTGGAATGAGCGTCGTCGACCTCCCTGCGACGGAAGCGTACAAGCCATCGGTTCTGGTGATTATCCGGATTCCAAAGGACATCACCGGCATTCCCGAACATCTCGACAATGGAGGCAGACGCCTTCGCTTTCTTCGGCCGCAAAAGGAAGTTCTGCTGATCTACACTCCTGTGGAACAACGGATCGAGATTTGCGCTGATACAGCCCCAGAGCGCGCGTTGGTTTCCGAGTGTTTTGCGACCGAGGTCCTGGGGCACGATGTTTCGACGAAGCCGCTGACGTGGGTGAACTACGATCTTTCGCAGTTCTTCAGGACGCTCACGCTTGACCCACCTGCGGTGCCCGGATTCCTCGTGGACAAGACCGCGCTCGTCGAAATCGAGGTGCGCCTCGCCAGATGGAAGCAAAGGCTTCGTCTTTCTGTCCCGTTTGGCGACGAGATCGAGAAGACAGCGCAAAGCTACCTGGCGCCCGCCCGCGTACTGCAGCGCGCGTCGGGGATCTCCCGGGCCGTCATCGCGGTGCGCTACCGGCGCCAGGAATCCGACCCTCCGTCCCTCCTGGAGATTACGATCTCCGACCGTAACCGCTGCAGCCTGCTCAGCGATCCCGATCCCGAGCTTCGCAGGCTGGGGCGGACGCTGCTAACCGAGTGGAAGATCCAGCACCCCTTCCGAGACCTGAGCTCCGGCGAGCTTGGCGACTTCCTCCCCTTGCTGCTGGAGCTGCATGACCGAGGGGAAGAAAAAATCCCGGCAACCTTCTTCTCGGAAAGGAAAAGCGACCCAGATCGCCTCGTCGAGGCCAAGCTGATCGTGCAAAAGGACGTCGATGACAGCGTGATCGACGACTTCGACGACGAAGACATACCACCAGCGAAGGACCGGATGCTTTATGCCATCAGCACGGAATGGCTCGAACAGCGGATCATCGAGGCACTGCAGAGCGTGCTGTCAATTCAGGGCAAGCAGGAGATCACGACGAGGCTCTTCTTCATCGGCAGCATGTCCATCGATGGAAAGGATGTTCCCTGCTACCTCGCGCGCGGATTGGGCGAACAGAAGTGGTTCGTGGATGCCGAGGTCCAGTTGCGCATGCGCTCCGGAGCAGGCCCTGGCATCGTGTTCTGCGGGAAGGATCCCGGCTGGAAATGCATCGCCGCGAACCTCATCATGACTCTTCCCCGGGCCACCGATGGCTCGGCAGGATTTGCCAGACTCGACAAGAGCTACGTCGAGACTTTCTTCCGATCGAACCTCGGACTTGCGCTCGGCGGCACCGCCCTGACCCTCGTGGAAAACGCGGACGGAGAGTCTGGAACACTTCACGTGCCCGGAAAACCGGAGCTGCCTTTGTTCAGCGAACAGCAGGTCCACTGTTTCCGACTGCTGGTGGACGCGAAGAAGAAGGGGCTGCCCGGGGTGAAGACCCGCGATCTCATCGCCGGGTCGAAGTCCACTGGCATCCAGCAGATGCTGGGGAAAAAGCGGTGGCCGGTCTTCCAAGACTACATCGAAGACCTCGGCCAGTCTTGGTGGGGGTTGAAGACCAGCTGATTGCTGACCGACGCGTCCAACCGCCCATCGATGAGCCGTCGATGATTGGGGGGTTAGACGGTCGATGATTCTGTCGGCCAATGGGGGTGCTCACTCAGTCAGAGGAGCACTCCGATGCCGACTCCCTTCCCCTCGCGCCAGGCAGCCCTGACGAGCTGGTCCGGCGCCGCGACGATCAAGCCCACCACCCACAACTCGGAATGGCGCTGCACGCGCTGTGACAAGCTGCTCGGCGTCTGCCGGGACGGCCGCATGCATCTGCGCTTCGCGCGGGGGCACGAGTATTTCGTGGGCTTTCCGGTTCAGGCCACCTGCCGGGGCTGCGGCACGCTGAACAACGCGACCGCACCCGCGCGCTGACGCGCGCATTCACCCAACCCCCTGAAATCGCAGAGACGCGCGACGTCCTGACCTGGCCACGAGAAGGCGCCGGACGCCTGGCCGCAAGGCAGGCGTCCGATGTCCTTCGCGTGGCACGAGATCCGTGATCACCTCATGCATTCATCCATAAACCTTCACTTCCAGCGCAGTTTCGACGCCGTCCGGCGTGCGCAGGCTGCCCTCACACAGTTCCGGGATCCGCCGGCCCTGCTGGACAGGCTTCACCGCAGCCCCGGCGATCAGGGCCAGAAGAACGTGATCCTCTCCGCGCTCGTCAGAGCGGCGCAGAGTGATGGGCCCGCGTCCGACTGTGCGCTGACGTTGCTGCTGCTGGCGCTCTGGCCCGGCCTGGACGCCATCCGTCGCCGGTCGATCTGGCGCAGGCTCGGCACCGCCGACGAGGTCGTATCCGATATTCTGGCGCGCACCACCGAGGCTGTCCGCCGCCTCGACCTCGGGCGCGTCAACTGGATCGCGGCAACGGTGCTGCGCAACGTCGAGCGCGACATGATCCGCGTGCGCCAGCGCGACCAGGCACTCGAACATCTCGCCAGCGGCGCCGATCCCGACGAGGTGGCGGACAACGACGACAGCGGCATCGGCGCGGCCGGGTACGCGCGACTGAACTACGCCGTGCGGAAGCTGCTCGGCGACGACGCGCTGCTGGTGATCCGCGTGGCAATCGAGGGCTTCTCGCAGGCCGAGGTCGCCGTCGAACTGGGCCTGACCGAGGCCGCCGCCCGCAAGCGGTACCAGCGCGCCATGAGCCGACTGAACGACGCCCTCGAGGAAATTTCCTGAACCGTTGTCCCGATCCGGCTCGGCCGGTGGCTTTTCCCATTCGAGCGCCCCGAGCGCCTTCCCTCCAACCGAAAGCAGACACGCATGAACCGCACTGCCGATCTGTCGCTCGAGGATTTCAGGCGTCTTCCGGGGCTCTATCGCCGCTGGGAGCTGACCGAGGTCTGCGAGCCCAACCGCAACTATCAGATCGAGGACGCCGGCACGCACGCCGACGGGACGCCGCTGCTGGCGATCTACGTCGCCGAGCCCGCGCCCGACGTCCGCGAGGCCGCGTGATGCGCCTCCTCGATCACCTCATCTCACGGAGAACCGCCATGCCGGACCAGCCGGACGACATCACCCGTCTTCGCAAGGCGAGCTACGCGCTCGAAGACCTCCCCGAAACCATCGCCCTTCCGCAGCGCCCCGGTGACGAGCCGCGCGAGCCGTTGCCTGTCGTCGAGGCGACTGTCGACGAGATCGCCTTCGCCATCGTGGAAGCGGAGCGCGAGAGCACGGCCGCCTACCGCCGCGCCGATGCGCTGAAGCGGCTCTACAAGCTCGCCCGCGAGGCGGGGTGCATCGGCGCAGATCGCGCCGCCACGGCGGTGATGAAGAAGGAGGGCCAGTGATGGCCCTTCCCATCATCGGCGCCGATGAGCGGCTCGCGCAGCGCAAGGGCATCAAGGGCGTCATCTTCGGCCGGTCCGGCATCGGCAAGACCAGCCTGCTCTGGACGCTGAACGCCTCGACCACGCTCTTCCTCGACCTCGAGGCCGGGGATCTGGCGGTCGAGGGGCTGGAGATCGACACGCTTCGGCCCCGCACCTGGAAGGAATGCCGCGACTTCGCGGTGTTCATCGGCGGGCCGAACCCGGCGCTGCGCGAGGACCAGCCCTACAGCCAAGCGCATTTCGACGAGGTCTGCGGGCGCTACGGCGATCCCACGGTGATCGGGAAGTACGAGACCGTCTTCATCGACTCGATCACCGTGGCCGGGCGGCTCTGCTTCCAGTGGTGCCGCGGCCAGCCCGAGGCCTTTTCCGAGAAGACCGGCAAGCCGGATATCCGGGGCGCCTACGGGCTGCACGGCCGCGAGATGATCGCCTGGCTGACCCATTTGCAGCATACGCGCGGCAAGCACGTCTGGTTCGTCGGGATCCTCGACGAGAAGCTCGACGACTTCAATCGCAAGGTCTTCCAGCCGCAGATCGACGGGGCGAAGACCGGGCTCGAGCTGCCGGGGATCGTCGATCAGGTCATCACCATGGCCGACATCCCGGACCCGGGCGGCCAGCCGCAGCGCGCCTTCATCTGCCAGACGCTGAACACCTGGGGCTATCCGGCCAAGGACCGTTCGGGCCGCCTCGACAGGGTCGAGGCCCCGAATCTCGGCCGGCTGATGGAGAAGATCCAGCGCCCCGCGGGGCCTGCGTCCGAGCGCCTGTCCTGGCCGCCGGTGATCCCTGCCGAGCCCGCCGCCGCAGCGGAGCCGGGCAATGGCTGAGCGCCTCTCGCCGTGCCCGATGTCCCGATCCGGTCGCCGGGATGGCTTTTCCCCTTCGACGCCGCTGCGCGTCTCACCCTCCAACTGAAAGGAGCCGCGCAATGTCCGGCATCTGGAACGACTTCAACTCCGCGCAATCGAACACCAACGTCATCCCCAAGGGCACGCTCGCCAAGGTGCGCCTGACCCTGCGCCCAGGCGGCTTCGACGACCCGTCGCAGGGCTGGACCGGCGGCTGGGCGCGCCGCGCCGCCACCGGCGCCGTCTATCTCGACGCCGAATACACGGTGGTCGAGGGCCCCTATGCCAAGCGCAAGATCTGGTCGCTGATCGGCCTCTACAGCCCGAAGGGCCCCGAATGGGCCAACATGGGGCGCGGGTTGATCCGCGGAATCCTCAACTCGGCGCGCGGCGTGTCCGACAAGGTCAACTCGCCGGAAGCGCAGGCCCGGCGCCGCATCAACGGTTTCGGCGATCTCGACGGCGTCGAGTTCATCGCCCGCATCGACATCGGCACCGACACCAACGGCGAGGACAAGAACGAGATCCGCGCCGCGGTCACCCCCGACCATCGCGACTACGCCGCGCTGATGGGCACCGTCGCGCCGCAGTTCGCCGCCGCCCCGGCCCAAGGCCATGCCCCGCAGCAGCCCACCACGGCCACCCAGCCCAGCCAGCCCGCGTCCGCCCCAGGCGCCGCCGGTCGGCCGAGCTGGGCGCAGTAAGGGGGAGACCGGCCATGCGCCTGCGCCCCCGCCAGAAGACCTTCGTCGAGCGCAGCGTGGCTGCGCTCGCTTCCCGCGGCAACACGTTGGGCGTAGCGCCCACCGGCGCGGGCAAGACCATCATGCTCTCGGCGGTCACCGGCGAGATGATCGGCGACGGGGCCAAGGCCTGCGTGCTGGCGCATCGCGACGAGTTGACGGCGCAGAACCGCGCCAAGTTCCAGCGCGTGGTGCCGGGCATCGCTACCTCGGTGATCGACGCCACCGAGAAATCCTGGGGCGGCCAGGTCGCCTTCGCCATGGTGCCGACGCTGGCGCGCGCCTCGAACCTCGCGGACATGCCGCGCCTCGACCTGCTGGTCGTGGACGAGGCGCACCATGCGGTCGCCGACAGCTACCGCCGCATCATTGACCGGGTGCGCGAAGCCAATCCCGACGCCCGCATCTTCGGGGTCACAGCGACGCCTAACCGGGGCGACAGGAAGGGTCTGCGCGAGGTCTTCGACAACGTGGCCGATCAGGTGCGCCTCGGTGAGTTGATCGCCTCTGGCCACCTGGTGCCGCCGCGCACATTCGTCATCGACGTGGGCGTACAGGACGAGCTGCGCTCGGTCCGCAAGACCATGTCGGATTTCGACATGGCGGAAGTAGCGGGCATCATGGACCGCGCGCCCGTCACCGACGAGGTGATCCGCCACTGGAAGGAGAAGGCGGGCGATCGGCAGACCGTGGTGTTCTGCTCCACCGTCGCGCACGCCGAGCATGTCACCGACGCGTTCAGGGCAGCTGGCGTTTCCGCCGAGCTGATCCACGGCGATCTGGCGGCCGAGACCCGCAAGGCGATCCTCGCCGACTACGCGGCGGGCGACATCCGCGTCGTGGTCAACGTGGCGGTGCTGACCGAGGGCTGGGACCATCCGCCCACCTCCTGCGTCGTTCTGCTGCGGCCGAGTTCCTACAAGTCCACCATGATCCAGATGGTCGGGCGCGGGCTGCGCACCGTCGATCCCGAGGAACACCCCGGCATCGTCAAGACCGACTGCGTCGTGCTGGATTTCGGGACGTCGAGCCTGATCCACGGCACGCTGGAACAGGATGTCGATCTCGACGGCAAGACCGAGACCGGCGAGGCGCCGACCAAGACCTGCCCCGGCTGCGGCGCCGATATTCCGCTGGCCGCCATCGAGTGCCCGCTCTGCGGCGAGGCGTTCCCCCGTGAGGATCTGGATGCGGGCGAAGGCGGGGCCGCCGCGCCGCTCTCGGGCTTCATGATGACCGAGATCGACCTGCTGAAGCGGTCCAGCTTCGCGTGGGTCGACCTCTACGGCACGGACGACGCGCTGATGGCCACGGGCTTCGCCGCCTGGGGCGGCATCTTCTGGCTGGACGGGGTCTGGTACGCCATCGGCGGGGCGAAGGGCGAGCGCCCCCACCTGTTGGGTATCGGCGAGCGCACCGTCTGCCTCGCGCAGGCCGACGACTGGCTGAACACCCATGAGACCGACGAGAGCGCCTTCAAGACCCGTTCCTGGCTGCGCCAGCCGCCGACCGAAAAGCAGCTGCAGTACCTGCCGCCCGAGTGCCGCCATGACTTCGGCCTGACGCGCTACCGCGCCTCCGCGCTGATGACCTTCGGCTTCAACAAGCGCGCCATCCGGCAGCTAATCGACACGGCGGCCTCTCCCGAACGGAGGGCGGCATGACCCATGTCCACATCCACCTCCATCACGGCCGAGGACCGGCGGCGGCTCTGGCATCCGCGTGGAACGCTCTGTGCTGTCTGCCGGCAACCCACCCGTGGTTTTGGCTGGTTCGATCCGCACCGGTCGAAGCGGCCCCGGCCCTCGGTCTGGTTCTGCTCGATGCCCTGCCAGTCCTTCTGGGCGCGCTTGGCGCGGGAGCGTTTCGCCATGGTTGACCTGACCGAGGAAGAGCGCGCCGCGATCACCGCCACCATGAAGCGCGTGGCTCTGCTGATGGACGAGATCGGCTGGGCCACCCCGCTCGGCGATCTGACCGAGGCGCAAGTGCGCGCGCTGATCGAGGAAGCCGTCGAGGGCTTCCGCGAGGCCATGTCCGACATCGCCCGGGCGCAGACGCCGGAGGTGCCGTTTTGACCAAGCTCTGCACGAAATGCGGCGTCGAGAAGGACGTCTGCGAGTTCGGACGCCGACGGCTCAGTCCCGATGGTCGGCAGACCTGGTGCCGCGACTGCCGCCGGGAATACCAGCGCGCCTACGCGCAGAAATTCAGGAACCCCGAGAAGCATCGGGAGGCGCAGCGTCGCTATCGCCTGCGCCACGCCGAGAAATATCGGGCCCACAGCATCGTCAGGCGTGCCGTCAAGGCTTGTCGGATCGTCGTGCCGGTCTGGTGTCAGCGATGTGGCTGCGTGACCGACCTCGAAGCGCATCACCACGACTATGACGCGCCGCTCTCGGTCGAATGGCTCTGCTCGACCTGCCACGGGCTCGCCCACCGCAGCTACGAGGGAGGTCAGCATGCTGGACTATAACCGCCGCCCCAGCTTCGCCGACCGGGTCAACGCCGCCGTCGACCGGGCGCTGACCGCCGATCAGGCCACGCGACCGCCCCGCGATTATCTCGGCGGATCCCGACTCGGCCATGCCTGCGAGCGGGCCCTGCAGTTCGAGTTCACGGCGACGCCGAAGGACGAGGGCCAGGACTTCTCGGGCCAATCGCTGCGGATCTTCGCCATCGGCCACGCGCTCGAGGACTTGGCGGTCGCCTGGCTGCGCGGCGCGGGCTTCGACCTCTACGCGCGGAAAGGCAACCGTCCCGATGGCGGCCAGTTCGGGTTCTCCGTCGCGGGCGGGCGCATCCGCGGTCATGTCGACGGCATCATCGCCGCCGGGCCCGAGGGCTTCGGCCTGACCGTTCCCGCCCTCTGGGAATGCAAGACCATGAACGCGAAGAACTGGCGCGCCTGCGTCAAGGACGGCGTGACCAAGTCGAAGCCTATCTATGCCGCCCAGATCGCGGTCTATCAGGCCTACATGGAAACCAGCGTGCCCGGCATCAGCGCCGCGCCCGCGCTCTTCACTGCGATCAACAAGGACACGGCCGAGATGCACCATGAACTGGTGCCTTTCGACGCCGATCTCGCGCAGCGCATGTCCGACCGGGGCGTGCGGATCCTGCAGGCGACCGATGCGGGCGAGTTGCTGCCGCGCGTCGCTACCACGCCCGACTTCTTCGAATGCCGCTTCTGCCCGTGGTCCGAACGCTGCTGGGGGCTGCCCGCATGAGCGACGATGGCATCCTGCATTTCAACCCGTGGATGGACTTCAACGACGGGCCACCGTCCGAGAACCCCTTCGGCTGCGACCCCGACCCCGAGCAGATCGCCGTCTTCCTCGACACCGTGTTCAGCTGGTGCGAGGGGCTGATCCCGCTCCGGGGCTTCGTTGACAAGGGTCAGGGCCGGGACGGCAAGCCGCACAACATCTGGATCCCGGCCGACGCCACCGCTCCGGGAAAACTCGCGACCTTCGCCGCGTGGGCGAACCGCGAGGGCGCGGCGGTCTATGTCATCCCCGGCACGGTCGAGGAACAGGGCCAGGCCCGCGCCGCCGACGTGCTGCAGATGCAGGCCATCGTCGTCGATCTCGATGCGGGCGACATCCCGGCCAAGCTGGATCATGTCACCCGCCACCTCGGCCCGCCAACGCTCATCATCGAAAGCGGCGGGCGTACACCCGAGGGTGCGGCCAAGCTCCATGTCTGGTGGAAACTGACCGAACCGGCCGAGGGAGAGGATCTGGCCACCTTGTGCCGCCTGCGGGGCGAGATCGCGGTGAAGGTCGGCGGCGACACGCATTTCCGCTCGGCGCACCAGCCGATCCGGGTGCCGGGCACCGTCTATCACAAGCACGGCCACCAGCGCCTCGTGCAGATCCGGGAACATCGCGCGGCCGAGGTGGACCTCGCGGATTTCGCGGAAAAGGTCGCAGACATGCCGCCGCTGCCGGGCGTGGGCTTCGCCAGCGCCGCCACCGCGCCGACCGCGAAGCCAAGCATCGACGCCGTGCTCACCACGCCGGTGCGCGAGGGCGCGATCGACGACTGGTCCCGGTTCCAGGGGGCGAGCGCCGCCATCGGTCATTATGTGCGCCTGGTGCACGAGGGCCGCCTCGACCCCTTCGCGGGCTGGGAGGCGATCTGCGGCTACAACGCCGCCATGCTGCGCCCGTCCTGGCCGCTCGACCGGCTGATGGCCGAGTCCGAACGTCTCTGGGCGCTGCATGTGAAGCGCAACGGCCCGCCGCTCCTGCGCGCGGCCCACGCGGGTGTCCCGATCAGCCCGCTGCCGACCTTCAGCCTCGGCGCTCTGCTCGACGACACGAGCCCCATGCCCGAGGACATCATCGGGCCGCGCGTGCTGACGCCGGGCGGGCTCCTGGTGCTTGGCGGCGCGCCCAAGGTCGGCAAGAGCGACTTCCTGATCTCCTGGCTAGTGCACATGGCCGCTGGCGTGCCGTTCCTCGGCTTCACGCCGCCCCGGCCGCTGCGCGTGTTCTACCTGCAGGCCGAGATCCAGTATCACTATCTGCGCGAGCGCATGCAGCAGATCGCGCTGCCCGCCGCCGTGATCGCCGCCGCGCGCGACACCTTCATCGCCACGCCGAAGCTGAAGCTGCTGCTCGACGCGGAAGGCGTCGCCCGCGTGGCCGAGGCGATCCGGGCCGCATTCCCCGACGCGCCGCCCGACATCATCGTCATCGACCCGATCCGCAACCTCTTCGATGGCGGCCCCGAAGGCGGGGGCGAGAACGACAACACAGCCATGATGTTCTTCCTGAAGGACCGGGTGGAGCTTCTCCGCGAGGCGGTCAATCCGGATGCGGGCGTCATCCTCGCCCACCACACCCGCAAGGCCACCAAGCATCAGGTCAAGGACGATCCCTTCCTCGCGCTCTCCGGCGCCAGCGCGCTGCGGGGTTTCTACACCTCCGGGCTGCTCATGCACCGACCCGACGAGGACAGCACCGTCCGCAGGCTGGAGATCGAGCTTCGAAACGGGCCCGCGCTGCCGGGGAAGCTGATCGACAAGGTGAAGGGGGAGTGGGTCGAGCTGAACCCGATGAACGAGCGCCTGGTGCGCAAGGAGGTCGGCGCCAGGCTCGATGCCGAACGGCTGCGCAAACACGATGTCATCCTCGGCATGCTGCTTGATGAGGCGGCGAGCGAGCGCCTCTACACCGCCATGCAGTTCGCCGAGACCTTCGAGAACCGGGGCGGTCTGGGCAGCAAGCACACGATCCGCGAGCGCCTCAGCGTGCTGGCGACCAAGGGCTTCGTGAAGTTCCTGCGCGACCCCTCGGGGTTCGGCTTCCCCGTCACCCGGTCGCGGTTCGGCTATCTCTGCGTCGAGGGCATGCAGTTCGGCGCGCACGTAGAGCATGTCGATCCGGACACCGGCGAGGTCACCACACCCGCCCGTCCGGTCCTGCCCAGCCACTTCAAATGCCCCCAATCCGGGCTCTGCCTGCAGGTCGAAAACCCCGCCGTCTGGGTCTACCCGGAGGGGCTCGAGGACGACCTAACTCATATGAGTGAGGCCTGACTCATATGACAGCGCCAACTGTGCACTCAACGAAATCAACGGGTTACGGGCAAATAAGAGTTAGGTCCCTAACTCATGCCCGAAGACTTCATGAAGTCTTATTCCGCAATGATTTCAGCCACTTGAACGCCTCGGAACAGTTAGGTGTCAAACCCCCATACTACGTATGGGAGGGCTACCCCACAGGGTTGGCCACTCCTCCCATACGTCCGGGTCAGCCGCGCGCGCCGCCGTGACGGTGTGTTGTGCTTTCCGATCCGACGACGCCGGCCCCGTACCGCCAAGCACCAGACCGCCGTCGTCTTCCACCACCACAGGCCACCGGCAAAGGAGACCCATCATGGCTCAGCCGACTCTGATCCCGAATTGCGACGGCGCAAGGTTTGAATCGCTG